TATCCAGTTGCTCCACTACTGAGACCTTTGATGTATGAGGTATCTGGAAGATCACCAGCACTCAGGCTAGAGTTTAATTCAAGTCTGGTGTAAGTTTGAATATCATAAAGATAACAATCATAGATTGTAGTATCAGTTAAAGCAATACTAACTTGAGATTCTGGTTTTAAAGTATATACTCTTGCTTCACCAATTTGAGTGCCGATGCCAGCACCAGTATTATTTCTTCTCTGATCGTAAAGTTGAACAGCATCTTTGAACTTAGGGATGCCGACAACATGATTTAATTTGATGAGATTGCCCATCTCAAAGTCAACAGCAGAAGTCTTAACTTCTTTAGTTGCTCTTGTTTTGTTTACATCAATAATTTCAGTTCCATTCTTCTCTACATCATATCCCTTAACATATGCAACACCAGGTCCTACCTTTAAGCAAGCAAGGTCATCACTAGGAATACTTCCTTGAGATGTGGATTGATTAGAGAAGTACAACCCATCATTTCCAAGTCTATCATTTAAAGAATTGAACAATCCGAGTTCGAAATCTTCTACAGAATAATCACCAGATTCATCATGAGTTCTCTTAGCCAAATAGTCACGAATAATGCTATATTCTGTGGTCTTGGTAATTTTTCTAATCTGACCGTTTTCAACTCTTAAGAGCTCAATAAAGTTTACGTCGGTCGTATCAGTTACTGCTTTCTTGCCAAGAACAAGTTCAATCTTTAATCTATCAGCACCTGGTGCTGTGTAGTTAGAAAATCCCTTGGCATTATCATAAAGTGAAGAATCATCCTTTGCTGTGGTAATAGTTTCGGAGATTACTAAACCAACCCTATAAGATGGTTGATTGCTGTATTGATCCAGAAGAATTGTTTGCGTGTCTACTCTGGCAAATGTTCCTCTAAGGAACATAATACCAGCTCCAATGTGAGCAGCAGAACCAATAGAAGTAGCATCTTCAGCAATACAAGTAGCAAATGTATTGCCAGTTGGGATGGTAGTGTTACCGAAATCTACTGCTTCTAAAGTTTCTAAATTCTCACCATCACTAAAAGATGAAAGAGCATTATTCGTGTTACCAGAGTCAATATACTTAACATAAAGAGTTACATTATTTCTTTCGGAAGCAGTTTGCGAAAGAACGTACTGTACCTGAGCAGTTACACCAGACTCTTGACCGACAATTCTCTTACCTACAAAATTATTAATGTATACACTAACGTCAGTTCCTAAGTGAGTGGAATTAACTTCCACAGCATAGAACTGATCATCATATGTGATATTGCCAGGTACAACAATAGAACCTTCTTTGAAGATGTGACTACCAAAACTCTCAAGTTGATTCTGTAGGATAGATTGTAGTGTGGTTAATTCCCTAGCCTGAATTGGGAATCCAGGCTTAAACAGCACACGATAATAATCCTTAGCAGGATCAAAATCATCGTAGTAAGGATTGACGTTGAGATTAGTCTGCTGTGGCATTTTATTAGAACTCTAATACGATTTTAACGTCTTCCTTCTGTCTTTCATTTCTGGTTACAGAAGGTCTATTGTCAAGGTAGATGATTTCTCCTTTCCTTTTATTTATTTCTGGATTGGCAAGACCATCTGTGAAGTTAACACCAAGGTTAACCACTCTTCCATTAGCAAGAGTGGTTGTAACTCCACTAAAGCTTTGATCTACGTTAACACTGAAAGAACCACCACTCTTAGTAATTGCGTTAGAACTAGAAGTGAAGTTAATAATGGGTGATCTAGATCTCACATCAGTTGCGTCTGTTTCATCTCCAGTAGAAGAATTATAATAAAGACTTCTATCTTGATAATATTTGATAATCTTAGTTTCTGTATCGTAAGAAGCAACAATACCCTTTGCAGTAGATCCTACCCCTACAGTCTGTTGGATAGTATCTCCAACAACTAAATCCTGTGCGGCACTTTGGGTCTCATACTTAATAGAATAAAGAGAAGAGTACTGATTATCTGTAAAAACAGTATCGGAATTCAAAATGGTTGGATTTTTTATAATCCCAACTTGAGCAAATACAGTGTCATCGGCAAAGTCATAGGATGAATTATCAAATCTGGCATACATTAGAACTTTATCAGCACCAAGTTCTTTGTAAACATTATAACCATGACCTTTGGATGGGGGAATGATCGGTGTCAATCTAGCAAAAGCAGATGTTGCCGTTTGAACACCTGTATTTTCACTGGAAAGATCAACACGTCCAAAGGAATAACCAGATCCACCCGAAGTTACCTGTGTTTCAATAATTTGACCAAGAGAGTTTGTCGTAACTCTAACTTTTCCACCTTGTCCATCACCAAGGATTGGAAACTCTTTAGCAGTAAATTGTGGATATCCAAGTCCTGGTTCATCGATAGCAACAATCTTAATTTGGTTGTTATTGACTTCAGAATCTGCGTTATCTCTAACAGCTTGAATTCCAGTGCTAGTCGTTGTTAACCAATCATTTGGGACTGTAATGTATTCCGTAGAATCAAATTTAACGATGTCACTTGGGTTGATTGTGTAAAGATATTTCCAAAGATATCCATCACCACTTGTACCTGCTCTACTTGGTTCAACATCGGTAAAGGTTGGTTCGTCAAGTGAAGCAGATGGTGTAGTAGAAATTCCAGCAGCAGTTCCGTTGTCTAAACAAATATAAACACGAAATTCACTGTTTACAACGTAATAATTTGAATCATAAAGTCTGCTGGAATTTGTTACTTGTGACTGATTAGTAGCACTGTAATCATGTCTATAGTAGTCATAGGTAGATCCCTGAACCCAATTTACTTTTCTAACCAATCTCCTAGTATTAGAAGAAGTGACACGTTTGCCGAACAGCATCGTATCATAAACATGGTTAGAATAATTAAAGTTATCGGTTGGAAAAGGTGGTCCACCAATATCATTCCATGTTGATGTTCTACCATATCCAGATCCAGTAGGATTGGATAAACTCATAAAAGCATAATAAGAATTTGCCGTATTTGCGACAGATGCCACAAAGTTTTCGGCATTCAAAATCCTAAATTGATCTGTAATAATAGCAGACATTATTAGACTTGGTTTTTTTTGTATTTATAAGGTGTTCCTTACTGTTTGCTTAGAGCACCTGTAGATCTCAAACCAGCATCTCTTCTTTGGATCGTTGGATACGTTGTCATTCCAACTTCAAAATCATTACCATCTACAGTCAGAGAAATCGGATCACTGGATCTGTCAAATCCAGAAATTCTACCCCAAGAGATTCTTCCACATGGTTCATAGTATGTTCCAGTTGTTGCGACTCCAACAATGTTAGTTGCAGGATCTACCTGACAAGTAAGAATACCAACGGTTCCAGAATACTGGGTGTAGTATGTTTCGTAAATGTTATCAAGATATTGAGTGGAAACTCCAATGACATTAGTTGTTCCAATTCCAATAGAAACACCAGATCCGATAATGGTTGTGAGACCAGTTCCAACTCCCGTATCATACACGAGAACACGATAACCATCAGCAAGAGTTTGTCTCTTTACTAAAGTGGATACATCACGGAGATCAAGTTGGAACGTAAGTCCAAGACCATCGGGAGGGAGACTCATGTGATATTGAGAACCAATTCCAGAAGAATTCAGAACATATGCTCTCTCACCATCATCTTTGATTGTCAGAGAAATAGTTGCTCCAGCACCAACACTGAGAGTGGAAGTAGTCCCAATACCAATAGATGTGATAACAAATCCTGTGCTGAGATCATATTCAAGGAGTTTTTCACTGTCACCACCAAGAACAAGCATCTTTTCACCATCATTGCTCATAGCAAAATCGGATGGAGCAGCATCATCTGCCAGTGCTTGGCTGGTATCAAAGGAAATGCTTGTGATATCGTAAGCACTAGAAAGATCATAACTGTAAAGTGTTGCTGTTGTTGGTGAAATTGTAATGATCTTACTTCCAGTATCAACAACTTCTAATCCTCTATGACTTTGAGTTTGGTTGGAAACAGTAGTAGTAGTTTCAATACCAGCAACATCTTCACTAGTCAAATCCCAAGCAACGGAAAGATCAAATTGATTTAACTGGGTTACGAATGGTGCTTGAGCTCCTCTTCCGAGAGTGTACAGTTTAGTTCCATCATCTCTAATGAAGAAATCATAGATTTGAGTAACTTGGGTACTAAATCCAATTTGATTGCTGTTATTAATAGCAGCAGTATCGATTTCATATGGAGAAGACAGTGACCATTCTGTAATAGTCAATGTATTTTGATCGGCAACGTACACTTTAGTTCCATCTGGTCTCATGTAGATTGCTCTAAGGTCATTCTTAGAACCATCTACAAGGTTTTGACCTTTCTTGTAGTTCAACTTAGAAACATCGAAAGGATAGAACTCTTCCAGTCTTGCGTATGCTGTAGTAATTCCAGTAATTACACCAGAGTAACCCTGAACATTTGTTTCTAAAATACCACTAATTCTTTCGGTGCCAACAGTTGTTGTAGAACCAATTCCAGCAGTGGAGAATCCAGAAACGATCAATCCACCAAAGTTTGTATCTGGATCCGTTACTGGATCAACACCAAGGAACAGAGAAGTGTCCTCAACAAACAATTCATTGTCTGTTGTCTTAAGATCCTTGAGAACTTTTGCAGTTGGGTAAATTTGTGCTTCTAAGGAATCTCTTGCCTTAGAAATAAACTCACCACCAAGAATTCTATCAACCTTTTGCTTAGTCCATGCGATTGGTTTTGGTTCTGTAGTGCTTACACCATCACCACGATAGAGAGAAGTTTCAACTTCACTAGAAGATGTAATACCGACGATAGCACGTTGAGACTCTTGCGAGAGGTTAGAGAATATACGTGGGGCATTATTTTTTTCAATCAGAGGTGTTCTCTTCATGAAAATATCATCACCAACTTTGATTGTCTCACGAATATTTTGTAAGTAACTATCTATTCCACCAGTTCCTCTATAGAAGAAGATGGCAATTAAGTCTTCTGGAGCTGGTGGTTCAGCAAAAGTAATAGAGGTTCCACCATAGAATTCATAAGCCTCTCCAGGTTCTTGAAGAACACCGTTAATAAAAACGAGGAGGAGAGATTCTAAATTAATCAGGGCAGAATCTGGATCGTTCTTATCAACCTCAAAACTTACAAGTTGGTCATTATAAGCAAGTGGGAATCTAGTTCTGCTTCCATCTTGGAATGGTTTGACACTATCGATATAATCAAGTTCACCAAACTGCCATGCTGCGAAGGTATCTTCAAAGGTATCATCAACAGTAATTTCAAATTGCTTGAAATCATCACCAGCAAGTGGATCAGTCGTCATACCGACAACTCTCAGAACATCACCTCTTCTAAAGGAGTATCCTGGTTTGGTAACTGTAAACTCCTGAACTTCAAATAAAGTTGCTCCAATTCCAGTTCTTACAACACCACCAGCACCAGCATATGTGTAAGAAATTTGAGTTGCGGCAGCACCAATGTTAATTGTGAATGTGTCATCATCAATATACTGAAGAACCGTGTAGTTGTAAGTAACTGCTGGTCCAGGGAAAATTAATCCACCATCACCAACTGGAGCATATGGGTAAAATTCAACATTGTTGATCTTAATAATATCACCAGTGGTGCGTCCATGTCCAACAACACTAACAGTGGATAATCCAGTGATTTCATCATAAACAAAATCTACAATTGGTTTAGAATTATAACTTGTATTGATTCCAAGAACACCAACAGTGATGGACATTCCAATTCCAGTTGCTGTTGTTGCTCCAACAGAAAGTCTAGAAACACCCTCAACAACCAAGTTATCGTAACTTGGTTCCTGAATATTGATTGTTGGATTCGTGTATCCACTACCAGCATTTGTGATAGTGAATGCTAATGTTCCACCAGCACCTACAGATGCAGTAATTTGAGCAACTGTGCCAGTATGACCAGACTCAGTAACAGCAATTGCGGGAGCAGTAATAGTGGAATAACCACTACCAAAATCAGCATTTGTCCACTTCGCAAATGTTCCACCAGAACTATAAGTGTGAGCAAATGTCACAACACCAACTTGAGTTTCAAACTTTGTGCTGGAAAGAATTCTAGTGGCATAATAAGGACCAGCAGGTTTTACTTCATATGCGTTTCCTGCTGTAGCACCAGCACCAGCATAGACGTGAACAATGGTGGAAACACCAACGTTGATTAAGAAAGTATTAGTTCCAGCAATACCAAGAATTGGGTATCTGTTTGTATTGACACCGACGGCTTTACTTCCAGAACTTCCATCTGGGAAGATGGAGTTGGTAACTCCAGTGTGTGGAGTAGAGCAAGCCATTCCAATATTGGAAAGATCAACTAATCTACCAACTCTAAAGTTATGGGCAGATGTCAATCCAACCGTAGCAAGACCTGTTCTGTTGTCATAAACGAAAGAACTAATGGTAAAGTTTACACCCTGCTCAGATGGGAACTGATAGTTGTTAGCAAAGGGACCATTTGCGGGACAAGAGAACGTCATATTTTTCAGTTCAATCTTATCACCAGTGTTCAGTTCATGAGCACTAGAAGAAGTTACTGTCAGAATACCAGTTGCGTTATCATATTCAGCATTAGAAATAGCATCAAAGACTCCAGTCGTTGGCACTCCAGCAATATTTGTAATTTGTCCCAGAGTTACTGTTGGTACAGCAGTTGCTTTTCTAAGTGGAGCATAACCCAATCCATTTGTTGCTCCAAACGAAATTGGAACACCACCTCTTGGAAGTTGGTTTTGGTTGATATCATATTGATCAATAATTTGTGATCCACCTTCAGAAAGGATACCAGTAAATACAATGCTACTAATTCCAGAGACTTCTGTAATTGTGAAGTTATTGTTAGTGTTGTTTGGAGTCGATGGTGCTTGGAAAACACCATTAATGAATACAACACCGTTGCCACCAGTAGAACCAATTCCAGTTACACTGCTTCCATTAGAGTTAAGAGTAAACTCAGAGGTTACACCATCAAATTGATCAGATACATCATCAAACAGAAGACTTGTGCCATAATCTTTTCTTAAATAAACTCTTCCAGAGAAATTAGATCTTGGAATTGCTAATCCTCTACTATCAAGATCTTCTCTACCAGCACCAGTTGGTGCTTCTGTAAAGTGAATCTTGCTATCAACAATATCAAAAGATCCTCTGTAAATAGAGACATTAGCAAACTGGTTGTGAGAAGTGGCACTAGATCCAACAAAACCACGTTCAACCTCGACGATTGGAAGAGTTCCGATAGCACCAACACCACTAGTATTTGTCGATCCAAGACCAACGATGCTAACCTTCATGTATTCATTACCAACTTTAATCAAGTCAGCAGGTCTAATAGAAGAGATTCCACTGAGTTGAATGATAGTTGTTCCTGCTCCGACAGAATGCATTGTCTGCTCTGTCAGAGGTGTTTTCAGAAGAGGTGATTGGACAATACCATCTAAGGTCAAGATTGTCTTCTCGGCTCTCTTTGCCATGGAGAATACGTGCTTGTTACCAGCACCAAGTGCGGCAAAAGTAACAGCAGTTCCAGCAGTGGCTAAAGTAGCAGCAATGGCAACTCTGAATTGAGAAGCATTATCTCTAATAGCATAAACTGTTTGTGGTAAACGATCTGTGGATCCAACTCCAGTGTAGTAAACAATGCCAGTAGCAGCAACTCCAACCAAGTTAGACTCAGGTCTATACTCAAGTTCTTCACCAGTTTGGAAGAAGTGTGGTAATGTAAATTTACCCGTTGTTGTGCTGACAATGCCAGTTCCAGCTGGATCGAAAGTCTTAGCAAAGATATCAACACCATCGTGCTTGGCAGAGAATTCTAAAATTTCTCTCTGGTTAATACCATAGTAAACTGCTTGGGATACATTCTGGTTTACATCACCATAAGAAAGATCACCGATACCAGAAATATCACCATTATTGTCAAGATCTCTGTAGATAATTTCATTGAAAGATTGTACCTGAATATCACCAGTGTAGTCTGGATGGAATTTCAGATCCACTCCAGTAGCAGAATATTCAGCAGAGAACGTGCCGATACCATTGATATCATTGACAGAAAGGTATGGATAACTCAGAACGTATAAGTTTTCTCTGTCTTTTTGATCATTGAGTACGTAGACTTGGTGTACAGACTGTGTTTCTCCAATGCTTACTCGGACAGTTGACTTCAGGGATCCATCAGTAATACTATTAATTCCAGTAATCGTTGTTGGTGTTCCACCAGTTACGATTGCATAATCAGATTCCAATCTACCAGTTCTTTCTGTTCCATCGGATGTTCCAGTAAACTTAAATCTATATGTACCGATACCAGCAGCAGTGCTTCCAATACTAATGGTCTGAGTTCTCAATCTAACATCATTAGATCCATTGTTATTATAAACAAGACTTACGATTCCTGAATCAATAGATGAGGTAAAGGATCCGATGAATGGACCAGAAAGACCATTCAAACCAACTCTGGTGTTAAATGATGCTAACTCAGTAAGATAAGTATCAACACCATTGTGGGTAAGTACAAGTTCGATGTAATCAACAGCATTTGCCAATTCATCAAAAACTTCAATACTTGTATAGAAAGTATCGGATGTAGTTGTGCTGAATCCAAGAACTGTTGTACCAACACCAGCAACAACATCTTGTGTTTTAGAAATAAGATCTACAAATCCAATGCTTTGAGATCCAATTCCAGATGCATCATCATCAAAGAATGTTTGAAGAAGTTTTACTTCATAATCAGTGTTGTAAATTTCATTTGGAGTAAATCTCAAGGAGTATTGGTTTGTATCCTCATCAAAGAATCCATCAAGTTCACCGATAGTTTCACCAACACCTACTTTTTCAAAGACATAAGTGTTTTCATTGTTATTGACCAAAACGAGTTCTTTAAGACCCATTTCGGCATCATTGGTAATATCTACAAGTTGAACAAGGAACTTGTTCGTCTTTCTACCATCACCAAAAGTGGAAACATCCTTAAATTTAAGAAGTTCATCAGAATCTTCATTCAAAAATTCACCACTGATGTCATCAATAGAAATAACTCTATTAGTCTTATTAAGAATGTAATCGGTTACTTGAACATTTTGAAGTTCGATGGATTTAGAAGTATTTGCAGTGGCATCTAAGTCTAATGCGAAATCAAAATCGTTAATTGTATCAACTCTTTTAGCTCCATCAAAAATGTCAAGAACCAAGAATGGTTCTTCTTGTGCTGTCGTGAAAGAAGCACCTACATTTCCTTTTGGATTAATTTGAGTATCAGCAAAGTTTCTATAACCAGTTGGGTGGACGTTATCGTTTACAAAACTGATAATATCGTCAAATGACTTCTCACTCTGAATAGAGTAAGACATTCTTTGATAGTAATCGTTATCACCAGTTACCTGATAATCTTCATCGAGTTTTCCAATGTCATTGCTCCATCCTTTGATAAAGGTAGACGTTGAATCAATTTCAAAACGACCAACCTTGGATGTAATATTCTCAATTGTACACTTAGCACCAGTTACAGAACCAGTAAGAGTATCACCATTCTTAATTGGTGTGGTTCCAGTGATGTTCAGTTTTCCAGTTAGAGAATTAAAGCTACTTACAACAAGATTGGTAGATCCAACAACTAAAAGGTCATTGAGATAGAGGGACTCACCTGGTTCAAATACAGAAGTTTCTTTGTTTACTCTAAACTCGGGGAGATTATCTTTTTTAACAACATTGGCAAATAATCCTGGATTTGTAATAGCAATCCCTGTATTTGTGGTTACAAGACTACTCAGATTATAAGTAAGTTTGTTTGGATTAACACTGCTATCGAAAGAAGTGACAGTGAAGAATTGATATCCATAGTCGGAGGAATTATGTCCATCACCTGTAGTAGATGCTAGTCCAATTCCTTCAACAAATACTTCATCACCAGCTGTAAATGGTGCTGTACTAAATCCTAGGATTGGTGTGGAGATGCTCAGAGTAACAATATTGTCTGTACTAGAAGCAACACTAACAACGGAAACTCCATTGTCATTATTAACTGCTACAGCACGATATACAACATCATCTTTAAGACCGACTGGATTTCTATCGATTCTGATACCAGCTGTCTCTACACCATTAACAAGAGTCGTTGGACTTACAGCATTTCCAGAAAGTTCAGTAGATCCTTGGAAATCAGGAACGATGTTATCTGTAGATGGATCATATAGAACAAGACTTGGTGGGGTAAGGTAGTTTTTACCACCAGAGATAACAGTAATAGAATTCAGGGTTTCATAATTTCTAACTGAAAGTTCATTTGGAACATTAGCAGTTGGAGTGAGAGTTTTATCAGATGGATAAGAGAATCCAGGTGTCAAAAGTCTTACAGACTCTAACTTACCAATAGTATCTGAATTCAGTCTCAATACTGCATCAGATCCATATGTGGAAGTGATGCTAGAAATATTGGGGACGGATTTATATCCCAATCCACCAAAGATAATTTTGACATCTTCGATAGAACCAGTGGCACTAGTAGAAGTTGTATTGTATTCGATAGAGTCACACTCAGAAGCAGTATATGATGATCTCTCAACAACGTCAGAAAGATTTACATCAAATGTCGTGCTAGTTACTCCAGTAATATTATAAGTTCCATTGTATCTGCTATTGGAGTATCTAATTTCATTATATCCAGTAACATCAGTATCAGCAGTGCTAATAAATCCACCTTTATCAAGGTTGTAATAAAGGATAGATGGGAATACCGAAGAGAATCCAACAGTTGCTCCAGCACCAGATGTTCCATTAGTACCAAAAGGTGATACTAAGAAATTAGTTGTCTGTCCAGTAGAAACAACAGCATTGTCAAAGTCGTTATCGTAATATACTTTGAAATTATACCCAGAAAGACTTGGATCTTCTAAGTTGAAGACCACATCATTATTCTTGAATACTTCAAGTGGTGGATTGACTAAAGAAAGTGTCTGAGAGGTTCCACCAACGGAAGTCAAGTTAACGAATGTTGGTGGAGAGGAAACAGCATCCTTTCTAGTTTCTGTCAGTCTGAAGTTATCCTTATCAATTACGTATACGTAGAAGGTTCCAGTAGAAAGTCCACCGATAACTTCACTTGCTTCATAGTAAACCTTGTCACCAGTAGAATACTCATGATTTGTTTTCGTAATAATATTTGTACTCGTGTTAATTCCAGTGGAACTGATAGCAACTGGGTTAACAAGAATTCTTTCCTCAACAACTTTAATAATAACTGTTGAAGCAGCACCAACACCTGTGCTAAGACCAGGATTTACAGTAAGTTGAACTATATCACCATTTGTAAGACCATGAGTTTCACCAGTAGAAACAGTTGCCGAAATTTTCTTAACATCTGCAGTTACCTGACTGTATACAGAGGCAAACTGATAGTCATACAAATTAGTGTATGAAACATCTCTGAAATAAACCTGATCACCATTAAGAACAGTCGCAATACCGATTGTGTCCTTAGAGGTCTTAATAGCATAGACCTGACTTGGCATGTAGAACACAGTTCCAGTAGGACTTGTAGAAACTCCAATAGAAGTCGTTCCAAGACCAACGGAATAAGAAAGTTGCTGATTGGTTACGAATGGGTGATCCTTGAGGTAAATATTCTGGGTAAGAATGCTTCTCTCGGTAGTGATTCCATTGAACTGATAGGATCTTGTTGTGGAAAAACCAGCAGTTATTCCAATACCAACAGTTTCAAATGGGTTGAAGTATACCGTTTGCTGTTCCTTAGAATCAAAGTAAGGTGTTTCTAGAGATACGGTAAATCTTTGTGGGAGATAAGTGACTGTTTCTGTAGCAGTGTGCGCTACTCCACCACTAGCAGTTTCAGATGGGAATCTCTGAACTCTAATTATACCATCAGCAGAGAAAACATTCAGGACACCAAATGTTTCATTAGAAACTTTTACCGAACTTCCAATGGAAACGGGAAGGATCGAGACCGTGATGTCTGTAGTCATTCCACTGACACCAGTGGTTCCCATCCCAACAATTAATTTTGCATTTGGAAGATCTGTATTAATAATGTGAGATCCATCAAGATTCTCTACGAAAGTAGAAAGTCCAGTGATTTGAACAATATCATTGTTGTTCAAATCAAAGTTTGGACTAATAGAAAACTCTACAGTCTTGTTATCTTTCCAAGTTACAATGGCATTCTCATATACTGTTTCTGTAGAAGAAACACTGACGATGGATCTACCACCAATTTTAGATACTTGAGCAGCAAGCCCAGTTCCAGTTTCAGTTTCACCGAAGTTTAAGTTATCACCAACAGCATATCTCGCATTTCCTGTAGAAGCAACACTAATAGAATCTACAGACCCAGACCTAACGACATCAACAACGGCATCTTGGGAGAATACTTTATATGGTTCAATAGCAAAGTCATAAGATGCTCCTTCCTGAGCAATCTTTTGTGGGAAAGTATTTCTAATCAGTTGAGAGTTGTTGAAATCATAATTTTGGTCAATAGAAGCTGCGGGATCTACATTTTCAGGAATACTCTTAGATCTGTAGGAGTTTCCAACAAAGAATGGGAATTGTGGACTACCATTTGCGTCAATGGTAGCAAAGTACGCATAGATTCCCTGTGGGAATTCATTAGTGATCGTATATCTTCCATTAAACTCATCAAGATCACCAACGTTGGTGAATCTATAATCATCAACAAAGAATCCTAGTGGGAAAGTTGTAGCATTTGGTCTATTCGTAATATAAGAAGCACTTGATGTGTATCCAGACCCAACTCTCTTAATACCACTTTGAATATTTTCTGGGTTATTGTATCCATAAGATCCGTAGATTGGATTTCCATCATATGCCCATCCAATAATAGGAGAGTGGAATGCTCCTGTATCACCAAAAGCATTTCTTAAAGTTGAACCATATCCAATGGCAGCATACTCAAGACCCTGATCTGGAGTTGGAAATACAACCTCTCCACCATTATCATTAATCTTGGCAAACTTGTTGACACCCAAACGTCTCACGAAACCGTTCAGGATTGCCCCAGAACCCACCGAATTTGCCTTAATGGTGGTTGTGTTCGTATCGTAGTTTAAACCCTTGGAGAGGACGACTACAGAGGTCACTACACCAGCATTGTTAATCAGTGCTCTAAGTCTTGCTCCAGTTCCAGTTGTGCCAGTTCCTACTGGGTTAGAGTTAACTACTAATTCTGGTGGAGAAGTATATCCAGAACCACCACTCAGAACGAATACGTTGTCAATTCTTCCATTCAGAATTACAGGTCTTACTTCAGCACCAGTTCCACTGTTAACGATGATTTGAGGTGTTCTTTGGAAATTCAGAATCTCAGATCCGTAGTCAGTACCTTCATTGTAGAGATAAGCATCTACAATTGGTCCACGAACAACTGGAGTAGCAGTAAAGGTTCCCTCTGTCTGTTGTGTGGTTACTGCTTTGATGGTTACGGTGATTTCTGGATACTTAAAGATATGACTTCCTACACCTACAGATCCAAAGGAAGCATACTTATTTCTATTGAAGTCGGAAAGATTGGTTCCACCAATTCCAGCATTGGCAAGTCTAAACTCATTGTTAGAAACAGTCAATACTTTGTACTGAACTGTTGTAGAAAGTCCAGAAATAGCAGTATCAAAGTATTCGTACTCTACAAAGTCACCATTAGTAAAGTTATGATTATCAAAGACAATGGTATCATTTGCTGTATTGATACCTGTTGACTGAACAATGAGTTTTCTATTAGAATATCCTTGTCCAGGGTTAAGGACATTAAGCCTATCAATTTTAAGCTTCTTATTAGTAGTTCTGAACTTCATCAGTCCAGCATTATTCTCAGTAGTAATACCAATAGTATTAATACCTAACTGAGAATCCAGTTTTGTATTATGGATCTGAATAGTGCTACTATTGATGAACTTAGAATAGTAGATATTACCAGTTTGAAGAGTTAGACCTTGAATAGCATCGTTAGATGTGTTTGTAGCAATACCAAGACCAGCATTACCTAATGCGTTGTATACAATAGGATCTCCAGTTTGGAAATTGTGTTGAGTGTCAAAAGTAATTGTATTGGCAGAGACATCAACACCACCACCTTCAGCAAGAGTATTGGCATTGAAGAAAACTTCTCTAAACTCAGAAGCAAGAGTTGCTGATGCTGTAGCACCTTCACCATTACCACCAGCAATGTTAATAGAAATTACTTCTTCAATGTCAAAATTTACTGGATCAACGAGAATGTCAGTAAAAGATCCCTCAACAACTGGTTGTACAAGAGCTGTTGTACCAGATGAGACAGATGGATTTCCAACAATTACTCTTGGAGCATTTGCTGCATCGTAGTTAGATCCACCAGTAAATACTTCCACTCTATCAAGTGGACCGTAGAATACGGAATCATCAACTTTGTAGTTGGCAACTTCAACACCATTGATGAGAATACCAGTTGTTCCTGGTTGAGTTAAATCTCTTTCACCAGTTTTAATATCTTGAGAAAGGGGAAACTTCTTCAGAAGTTTTTGTGGTTGGATAGAACCTTCTCTTTGTTCAGCAAGAATGAAGGAGTGTGGACCACTATTGGATGGATTAAACTTAACATAAGATCCAGCTGCTAAGAAAGATCTAGAAAGAGCAAGTTTAATTCTGTTGTTATTTGGTGCTGGTTGTACTTCAACAAAGTAACTTCCAGTGTTTAATCCGACAATAGGAGAAGCACCATCCAGTGGTTGGTAAAATACTTCATCACCACTGAAAAATGGAACAATGTTCTGGAAAGAAATTGTATCGTAAGAAAGAGTGTTAGAATCATAATTTTGAATAGCACCACTTGCCGTAGATGCTACAGAAATTTTAGATTCTGTTGTTACTGGTCTAATTACGTAAGATGGTAAAGAGTTGGAAGCAACATATCCATACTCATTATTTTCAACGTAAGTGTTTAGTACATCAGAAGAAAGAACATTATTGCCAGAAGACAGTGGAGCACCAACAGAAGATGCCTTATTAATTCTCTTTCGGATATCATAGAATCCAAGTGGATTTACTCCAGAGTAATCCCCAGATCCAAGTGTTACCGCATTGTTTGTTAGGTTTACACTAACAACTTTAAGATTAGACGCAGCAATAGTTTGACTGGATCTTTCTACAACATCAACAAAGTCACCAGCTTTCAAACTAGATCTATCAATAGTGGAAGAGAGATTAAAAGTAGATCCACTGAAAGAACTTACAAAGTATCTTGCGGAAGTATTGTAAATCCAGGAGTTGAAGAAGATTTTTCTGTAAGACTCATCTTCCTGATCATTGGAAATAACCTGACCAAGATTTTTAACAGAGATTAAAGAATCTTCTACAGAAGAGAAAATATCTTCAGATTGCTTGAACTCACTTAAAACACCAGTTATGACAAATCTAACCTGTCTTGTCAGGTCGTTTTCTTCAAAGGCATATACCTCAAGATCCTGTGTGATTACAGTTCTTGGACTGATGTTTTGGGTTAATCCATTACACCCAATGAATTGAGTGATAGTTTTATCTGTGTAGGTGATAGTGTCATCACCAATAACAAATGATCCAGACTCTGGGAATCCAATAGTAGAATCTACGGTGATTACATCAGAACCAGCAGAGTGACTACCAATAGTAAAACTACTTCCAGGGATATTAAATTTACCTTCGATCAAACTTTCGTCACCGAATCCAGTGAACAGAGAGATCTTATAGTATGTCTGTACACCAATATCCTCAGAAGTTCCTCTAGTAAAGATCTCTACTTCGGAAATTGGTCCACTAGCAGCACCAATATTGTTGATTGGTTGAGCATCTTGGAATAATGTTGTGCCAGAAATTAGAGCAGGATTGCCACTGATGAGTCTTGCGACTATAACTTCTCTACGTACGTATTCTGCATATGATGGTTTTGCCAAAAATTGCTCAAGGTCAATTACCTTAGAGTCAACACCATACAGAACTTTTAACAGAATCTTGATAGATTCTTCCGTACCTTTGCTCTCATATAAACTTCTAGATTCTTTAATGAAGTTATTTACATCAAGACTAGACGCAAGTGTAGTATCCTCTAATCCAGGTGTGTATAACTTTTTAAGTTTTTTATAAAATTCTTTAAGAAAGAGCGCACTAAGATTCTGTACAGAGGTTCCAGATGTGTGAGTATCTGCTACAGACTCGGAAAATACTAATTCTTCTGGATTATTTGGAGCATGATATGAGGTAATACCAGAAAAACCACGCACACAACCCGTAAAAGAGTTGGTTGTTAATCCAGTATACGTAATAATTTCATTATCTAACTTAATTAATCCGTATTCTTGCGGAAATCCTTTTGTATTGGTTACAAAAATTTCCGTATCTGTGGTAGAAATGCCAGCAGTCACCGTAGACATGCCAGCAATAATGTCTGGAGTTAAACTATCTAATTTAAGATACGAATCAATATTCTCAGCAATATCAACTGGTCCACCAGCAAATTCTTGAGAAGTGTAATAAGATCTTAAAAAATCCACTACAAGTGGATTTTCGTCTTTAATAAATTCGGGAAGTTGATTGTCTACAACTTGCTGAATCTTAACTCTGGAATCAAAGACAGAATTAGTGTTTATCATTTCCTACTTAATTGTCCGTTGGTATAACTGGATGCGACAGGGAATCCAACCCCCGAGATTTGTTCACCAGATGTAATAGTGTCTCTTGCCATATTTATGGTGCTATTAGAGATATCTAATTGCAAATACAAGTCCTTGAGACCGATTACGTCGTTAGATTCTGGGACTGCTTGAATTTCAATAATGGAGTTTGGTTTGACTGTAGATGTTATATTAACGGTGTTGATCAATATTTCACCTTTAACATAGTCGATAGTTCCAGCAGCAGGCACAATAACAATTGGACCAGTATCAGATTCTTTTACAATCGCAATTGTTCCCGTTTCCATATCGGCATTTGGAACATCTGTAAAATAAAGAAGATCTGAAGAACCTTGTACAGTGAATCCAGTGCTCTTAATGTTGTATCCCTCAGAGACTACATGGAACTTGTTTCCATAACAGATCTCATACTGTGTAAACTGGTTTACAAGTGCCTTCAAGTCCCTTCTAATGACCACTCTGGTGATGTTTGATGTAATTGCCGTATTCGTATCGTCAATGACCTTTACTGCTTTACTGTATTTGAATCTTCCACCAAAAGCATTGAGGTCAACAGAATCAGAGTAGGTGTTTAGACTTGAAATAACATCAGTTCTAAGTTGTTTAGCATCAGACACCTGACTCGCATTGTAAAATACGGTAGAATAGAGTTCAATATACAGAAGTTTGAGATCCTCAATTCTTTGGTTCACACCAGCAACAGAATATTGCTTTAGATCACTCAAAATTTGAGATTTTGTAAAATCTGACAAGAATGTACCATTTTTTGGTTTAATACTTAGAACGACAGTTCCAAATTCGGGTGGATCTAGTTCTTCACCACCAACTACAGATACAGATTCAGTATCTGGGTAAATTCTTTGGATAATTGCCTCATAATCCTTAGCAGTAACAGCTCTATACTGTGAAGAGTATAATCTAGGAGCAAAATACTTTACAGACTCCAATGGTTCGATATCTGAACCATCAACTGCAGATTGATTAGTCGTTACTGAGACAGTATTTGATGGAAGGAACGAAGCACCAAGACTATTTGATACAGATCCAGAGAAACTGAAGTTATTTGGACCATTTCCAGATTCACCGTCACAAATAATGTAACTTACATCGACAATAGCCTGGTCTTCTAACTTTTTACCAAAAATACCATCACCGAATAGAAGTTCGTACCTTTCGTCGGCAACTTCTTGAATTAAGTATATCTCAGACAGTGCCGAAACGTTAATAATGTTTTCTACTTGATTATATGTTCTACCTACAGTCTCCTGAGGACCTTTTACAGTAACTCTGATTGATGTTGTATCGATTCCAGGGTTATCAAGGATAAACCTCTGATCAACTGATCCATTGACCTGGAAGGTCCTTCTAAGCAGAGTACCCTCGTAGATATCAATACTACTAAATGATGCCCTTCTAGGACCATTTCCGTTAACATCTGCTCCAGTAAGAACCGTAGCAGATGTAATCTCTTCAGGGATGGAAAATACGACAGAAGTGTTATTGGCAGCACCAACACAAACAAGACCTTTGTTAAGAGTTACTGTGGGACTTGTTCCTGTGAACTCAATATTAAAACTTACTTGCGCTTTTGCCGATTTCCTTGATTTTGGAACATATCCAATGTTTCTAGCAAGAGAGACTACGTTCTCTCTTAAAGTGGCAGAGTCAATGAATGACTCATTAACTACCATGTTGGAGTTAAATGCCGTAATATAGGTATTATATGCTAGAGTATCAATCAGGACAGCAAAATTCGATCCTTCAAAGTCAAAATCAGTGAAGTTTGAGTTTGCTCTCAGATAGGACTTAATAGATTCCTTAATCTGACTGAAATCTAAATTTGTAAACTTAGTTAATGGCATTTATCTCGTTACCTCAAGTATGAAAGAGATATTTTGTGATGGTAAAGACTGTCCAATGATATCAAATACTATAGTTGCTTCAAAAGTATTGTTATCTGGTCTTGGAATTACCTCTACAGTTAAATTCGCAACTCTCTGCTCATAATTTAAGATAACTTCTTCAATTTGTTCTGCGATAATGCTAGCAGTACCGTAGTCACAGAAGTCAAATAGTGTATTTCTGACATCAGAACCCAAATCTGGATTAAAAAACCTCTCTGTAGGGATAGTTTCCACTAAATTCCGCACTGAACGTGCGATTGCACGCTCATTTACAAGTACAGGGAGGTCTTTTGTAATTGGATGGGGCACAAAAGACAAGGAAATGTCTTTAAATGCCCTAGATTTGCGGGTTGAAGCCATGAAAAGGCATGATTTTAGACCATAAACCTATTTATTAGGTTTTCCATAACTTGGCTCAGTGCCATATTCCCAATCATCATAGTCTTCGTCATTACGAATCTCTTCATGAAGCACTGTTTGACGTTTTAGATCGTGAACATGGTCTCCAACAACTTCTCTGAGAAGGTTATCGTCTTGTTTTTTCATAGGTTTTGTCCAGTAGTCGGTAATCAATCCTCTTGTACCCCACATTGACTCCATATAATCAGAATCTCTGTCTGGATAAGGTTGATTTGCCATCTGTTTTCTCCTTTAAGGGGTTTGAACAGAACTTTTTAAGGGGTTGCTATCCC